TGATGAAATTATCATGCAAGGTGCTGGAGAAAGACAAGCAGTGATGTATCAGCGTTTCTTCCAGTCAGCAGGCAAATATTTCCCAGGATGGCACTACGATGGCAAACATAGTCTAGTGCGTGATGTTCCAAGACAACAAGCAAAAAAAGTTCGAGAGCAAGGTGTGGCGGAAGGTATGCCACAACCCAGCCAAGGACAAGGCAAGTATAGAGACTTGAATGCACCACTGGGTCCAGAAACCCCACCTCAAATGCCCGCAGGAACAACCAAGGTTGATGTTAGCGACACACAAGACTGGTATCAACTGGGCATGGACATCAGCAACATCAGTGCTGCCAAGCCTGAAGAGTACAATCAAGGCCCACCACACACAGTGATTGTGTTTCCCAGTGACGAGTTTGAACAGCCTTACTTGAAGCAGTTCAAGCGCCTGGGATTGAAAACACACGACATTGATCCTCCAGGTCAAGAGGACGTTGACGAAGGTGTAGAGTTCTTCAGTATGCCATTGCGCATGAGCGAGTATCGTGGCAAAACACATCCTGCTACTAAACAGCCATATGACAGCAAGTTCAAGTTCTCAGGTGATTTAAAAGATCGTGTACACGGATTACTGGATGCTGGTACCAAGCCCATATTGCTACAAGTCAATCCGCGACACTTGTTGGCCACACAAGACTGGTTGAGCACTCAAGGTGGGGGCAAGCCCGCATTTGCCACAATGAAACAACATCCTGTTGTGCTACAAAAAAACAACAAGTTGTACATACTTGACGGACATCACAGATCAGCAGATGCACTAAAGTCTGGTACTCCTATACAGGTGTATTTGTTCAAGGACGAGTTATGAGAGCACATGAGTTTGTTGATGAAAACTTTGCAGACGGTAAAGTCAAAGGCAAGAGCCGCCCAGGACGTGTGAAACGTGCAGGTGCCAGTTGCTCAGGGTCAGTTACTGATCTACGTGCTCGTGCCAAGAATGCGTCTGGTGAAAAGGCCAAGATGTATCACTGGTGTGCTAACATGAAATCAGGTCGCAAAAAATGAAACAGTATGCAACCAATGTCACAGGATCACAATACAATCTCAATGAATCCATAGCACCAGGATTTCAAGTATACCAGGCTCGAGTAAAAGTAAAAAATCCTGACTACAGTACCAGCATTGATGTAGCTGTGTTTGCCAAAAGTCCAGCCATGGCCAAACTGCTGTTGCAAGGACAATACGGCAAAGACTCAGTGGTCAGTGGTGTGGTAAAAATATCATAAAACTAACGTAGCTTGGCAAGACTCACGAGTCTAAACACACTCAACCACATCCATCCTATATCAAATTCAAACCAGCGGCGACTGAGACGAGGATTGCCGGGTTCAAGATGATGATTATTGTGCAAACATTCACCGCCAATAACAATGCCCCAAGGCATAATGTTCCTGCTTTTATCTTTAGTTTCGCCATTTCTATACCCCCACCAATGTCCAATGCCGTTGATAACTCCGGCTGCCCAGAATGGAATCCATATCATTTGGATGCCCCATATCAACACACCCCAGGCACCAAACAACACAATATTGATCAATAACATTAACACAATACCCAAGCGACTGTGCTTGGTATAGATGTTTTGTTCAATCCAGTCATCAGGTGTGCCTGCACCATACTGTGCAACCATTTCAGCATCTTTACTAGCCGAATGATAAAGTCCTGCACCCTGAAACAGCACACGCCATATGCCGTAGTGTACTGGGCTGTGAGGATCGCCGGGTTCATCTGTAAATCTGTGATGCTTGCGGTGTATTGCCACCCATTGCCGAGTGACCATGCCTGTAGTGAGCCACAACCAGGCACGCATGAAGTGTTCTAGTACAGGAGCAAAAACAATACCGCGGTGTGCTTGGCCACGGTGTAAGAATAGTGTGACACAAATTATAGTAATATGTGTGACCACTAGAGTGTAGATTAGTTCAGTCATTGTTTATTTACTTGGATCAACACAGATAAAACCATAGCTAAATACACTATGCCTGTAAAAGACGTTCAAATTGAATACGATGTAAGCTGTGAGTGGCACAACTCTCCGCCTAGCTATCGTTTGTATGTAAACAACGAATTGTTTACTGAACGTACCTATATCTGGCAAGATCAAAGTCTTGAAGAAGTTATTCCTATCTCTGCACCACCTGGTGATTATGCAATAGAATATCAGTTGATTGGCGAGGGCAATCTTGTTGTGAGCAACCCTAGAGTCAACCACGGATCAGCAGAATTCATATCTCACAACACCCTAAGGATCCACAATGCGATTTAAAGAAATCATGGAAAACGCCAGCGTAGGCGGTACAAGCGCAGGATCAATTGCCCCTGTTCAAAGCAGCCTGGGTTTAGTGTCAAGAAATGGCGGATCTTTGTTAGCAGGTAAATATGTAACAGGTGCTGATCCAACCCCCAACACACCTAAAGAATACAAAAGGAACAAGAATGTTAGCGGACGCTTTAAAAATTCTCCTAGCAAGTAATTTTGCTTATTACCTAAAGGCCCAGCAGTTTCACTGGAATGTGGAAGGACCTGACTTTGGAGAATTGCATGAGTTTTTTCAAAACATCTATGAAGATGCCTATTCGGCAATAGATCCCACTGCAGAATACATCAGATACCTAGATGATTATGCTCCGGGAAGTTTTGAACGTTTTGCTGAACTGACTAAGATATCTGGACAAACCAAGATACCTCGTGCTAGACTTATGTTGGAAGAACTTTTGGCCAACAATCAACAGATGATTGAAATTCTAAATCAATGCTTTGCAGAAGCAGAACAAGAAAATCAACAAGGCATTGCGGACTTTGTGAGCCAACGCCTGAGTCAACACGGAAAATACCATTGGCAACTGCGCAGTTATTTGAAAGACGCTAGAGCATGAGTTCATCAGCAGACATTAGATCAATACTTGATCGCTTGGCCACAGTAGAGGAAGGTAAACTTACTCCTGTGAATGTCAAGCACGGATTAAACAAACAGCAAAAGTCTGCGGACCAGTTACCTGCGCTGTTCAAGCCTAAAGATATTTCACCCACACTTACTAAAAAGCCCTATCAGAAACACCCCATGGATGGTAAACTGGTAGGAGATAGCGTTGAGCCTACCAAGAGCCCGTTAGAAGAAGCCATGCAAGAAGTTGAAGAAGACATGTTGAGCAAAGTCAAACGTACCTTTGTGGATTATCTTGAGAGACTGGAAGACAACAATAAAATTGACAGCCACTTAGTGCGCAAGGCCAAGGACGAGTTGGACATTGCCAATGACCCAGATCCTGAAAATGAAGAAATAGAAGAAGATCCCACACAACAAGATTTAGATATTGTACCTGCTCAAGCACCGGTACAAGAACCTGTAATGGCCGAAGCACCTGTAAAAACTTACCCCATGGAAGATGGCAGTATGTTAGAGTGTTACGGGGATGAAGAAAGAGGGTTTGAAATTCGTCAAGGCGAGCGTAAGTTGCCCACACGTTTCCGCAATGTCAATGATGCCGACATGGCAGTAAAGATATTCCAGAAGCGTAACCGCCGGCCCCAAGGCAATCAAGATTATTTGGAAGAACGTTGAAATGATAGTAGATCAATTATTCACAACCTACACTGTAGTTGGTAACACCCGACAGTTTTTTAGTGAGAGCCGTCACAACAAATTGCTAAAAGAAGATGTAACTTATCGCAAGTTCCATAATCTAAGTCGCATGTTGGCTGAACGCAAGATGAGCGAGAAAGAAATTCTTGACTTGTTTGCGGCCATCGAAGCAGGTGCCAATGCCTCTGGACAAAATCGTACAGCGTTGGGCCGAAGTAAAGATGCTGTATCAGGTGCATATAATTCTACCAAGGATGCCATAAACAGTGTTTTAAGTTCTATCACTAAGTCTACTCCTGTTGCTGGAGTTGATGCTGCCTATAATGATGCTACTGGTGCGTTGCGTGATAAACTTGGTCCCAACAGCAAGGTCATGGATTCAATCAAGAAGTATCGACTGCTGGCCAAAGAATATCCTAAGACACAGTTGTTTGTTAAGACAGCACTGATTGCCTTGGCTGGCCTAGCCACAGGCGGTGCAGGGTTGCCTGTTATTGCTGGTGTTACCGCTGCTATCGATGCTGCCATCAAAGGCGAAAAACTATCCAGTATCATTGGCAAGGGCATAGGCGCCGCACTCATGGGTCTTGGCGCACAAGAAATTCAGGACCTGTTGTCTACACCAAGTGGTCCACAAGGCGATCCAGATTTTTACAATGACACTCCTTTACCACAAGGCGATCCAGATTTCTATAATGACACTCCGCTACCAGCAGGCGATCCAGATTTCTATAATGATCCTAGTAATACTCCACCTGTACCTGGTGCAGGAGGCGGAACATACACCATAGTCAAGGGAGACCAACTGGGCTTTATTGCCCAGGCTCAAGGTACCACACCTGAATTAATTCGTGCGGCAAATCCAGATATTGATTTTTCCAAAGCATTGCAGCAAGGACAAGAAATTAATTTACCTGCTGCGGGTACTCCAGGACAAGGTAGTTTGTGGGCAGACTACAAGGGCGGCATGTATGGAGACAAGGCGCCAGGCGCAGGCGGTGGTGGCCAAACAGCAGGTATGAGCCCAGAACCGTTGGGCGGAGGTGCCGCTGTAGACGCCGCAGTGCCCACGACACCTTCAGGACCTTTATTGTCTTTTCCCGATGGCGGAAACAGTGGTACATTGACTCTGCCAGACGGAAGAGAAGTACAGGCTTATGCTTTCCCATCGGGTGGTATTCAGCCAAGACTTGGTCCCGGTCTTGAAACAGTTCCAGTTAACTATGCTGGACAGGATGTTACTGCCTACATAGTTAACGGCAAAGCCTACATTAAGAATTTTAACCCACAAGAATTTTCAAACCCGGTACAGGAAAGTTGGTTACCTGCTGTACGGTTGCTCAAGCTGCCAGCCGAGCAGTTGATTGATCAGAAACTCACCGTGATGGCCTGGGCTCTAAACGAAAGCACGGGCCGTGCACCTGCTCGCAACATACACTTGACACACAAGGGTGTGTTGACCGTGATCGAAAACGTTGATCGTCATCGTCGTTCGTTGTTAAAAGAACTTGACGCAATGGGTCCTAATCGTACAAATATACCTGCTGTGCCTCGTCAAGACATGCCCGATGCACCACAAGCCGGAGCAGTAAAGCCTGGAATGATTGGCAAGGGTCTTAACTGGCTGGACAAAACTGCTGGCAAAGTTGGCGGCTATCTCAGCAAACAAGCACAGAACTTCACACGCAAGATCACAGCCGCTAAACTAAAAACAGAGTGGGAACAACAAGGGCACCAAACTGATTCAGATTACCTTGCGGATTTCTTGGCCAAGCAAGGTGTACCACAAGGTGTTATCACTGATGTATACAGCAAGATGGGTATTCCTTACACAGCACCAGCAACAGTTCCCAATGGTACGCCTGCACCGCAACGTGGTGCTGGTATTCAGACTGGTGAAATCAATGCTATTGATCCAGACACTGGTAAGCCGTACGAAAAAGAAAAACTGGCACGAATGTATGGTTCAGGAGCAACACCCGCACAAATCTCGGCAGCGGGCGGAGCACAACAACCTGCACTTACTGGCGGCCCAACTGCTGGATTGCCGCCAGCAACTGGTACTACTCCTGCGCCAGGTAAGATTACACAACCAAATAACACAGCGTCGTTTAATGCTACCAATGTAATGCAAATGCCTGGTATGGAGAAGTATGCCAAGACAGCTACAAAAGCTCCTGCAAAGACTGCTAACTTTGGCGCTGGTCCCACTGGATACGGCAAGACCACTACTACATTTAAAGCGCCTGGCGCACCTGCGGCTCCTACCACACCAAAGACACCTAAAGTCACATCAGGTGGCGCAACTCCAGATGAACAAGCAAAGTTGCAGGCACGTATTGCTGCCGCAGCCAAGGCACAACCTGTTGCTGAAACAATCAAGCAGGTGAAAAAAATGCTAGAAACTGTGCAGACCAAGGATGACGTTGCGTTTATTAAAAAATACATCAACCGTCAGTTTTCTGGACAACTCAGTGAGTCAGCTGATGCACAGCGCAGTCGCTTGCTTAACGAAGTCACTAGAATTGGCGCATTGCGCAGAAGAACACACAGCCAACAACTAGCTAGATAAGGAATATATTATGGCAATATATCGAAGCGCAAATGGAAACGTATCCACACATGATGACGACAAACTTGGATTTGATGACTGGATTAATGACAATACAGAGCGGCAGGCGGCATGGTGGGTAGCGGCTGCAAAGCACAAAATCTGGCAAGAAGCAAATCCATCAGCACATCCATCAGACGCAAATGATGCCGCTAATGCTATATTTGAAGAGTGGGTGGCCTACGCCAACGCTGTTCCATTATTTGAATAACTCTAACACACCTTAGGACCGGTAACTTGTTACCGATAGTGTGAGGCGGCTGCTGCCTTGATGTAACGATTCGCTACCGTGAACCCAAAAGTGAGCTATATACTGCTATGACAAAAGTAGAAAGTTTGGATATTGTTGCTCCAGAAGAACTTGCCTGGTTGCAAAATGACATGGCAAAAAGGATCGAGTCCGAAGGTCAAGATCTTACCATGAACCCCGAGCATTTAGAACGTAGATTTGGACGTAGTAACAACGGTGTTCTAGATCGAAGAGTAGTGCTTGATGGGCGAGATCCTGCGTACCAGTTGGTTGAAAAAATTGTACGTAGGCGTCTGCCACCCAAAGCTGGACTGTATATTGCATATCAGCGTCAGATGATGCCACATCACTTGCACGTAGATCCTATAATAACCGAACCTGATCCTGAAACTTGTTTTAGTTTGATTATTCCCATGATGGATGATCCTGAATTCAAAACTATTGTGTGGAAAAAGCAATATCGATCTTGGGAAGATGTCAATCGCGAAGTGGTATATTTCAAAGATCATCATGACACATACCAACAACAAAACAATCTAAGCAAAGAGCATCATCTTGGGCATTGTTATCAAGGAGATCCTATGTTTACAGACTATATGGAACTTGACGGAATCTATCAGTACAAACTAGGCACTGTGGGTATGTTTCCAAGACTACAAATGCATGCCAGTAACAATTGGTTGCAGTGCGAAAGATATCAACACAAAGACATTATAATAGTTCATGCCGCATGAAAACTCCATGGTCATCACATTTGAGTTTCCAGATCAACCAATTGACCTTGTAATACATCTTCTGGATAATCCTGGTGTGCAAAGCTGGGCCAACTCTGTACTATCTGTACCAAGAACTGCACAGGGGTTTATATCATCAAACACAGTCCCCCGACGTTACAATCAAGAAGTTATAGAAACACACTTAGAAATTTGTGTTAAAGAAGTTAAAGAATTAGCCAAGTTTGGATATGAGTATCCAAACAAAATGCCATTTACTCCAGCAGATATAAATCGCAGTTGGTGCAATAGTTTACATAGATTTTTTACACACACTCAGCAAACAGTAAATGTTAGAGATATGTCTCGCATGCCATCTGAATTGAGCAAATTACTAAGAACCACTCTAACTAATTCTTTGCAATCCTTAAATGATGCAATTCATGCCATTGAAGTGTATTTGCCTGCTGATATAGATTACGAGCCAGATTTTAGTTTTGATGAAATATACTGCAGTGAAGAACCGGCATTTGATGACCCTGGATGGTGGAAGATGGACAATGCACATCGTCAATATCATAGTCCACAACATGCATCAGTTATATTTGGTCCACAGATACTAGGTAAGTCTATCATTAGAAGCTACTTAGATGGTGACAATCCCAATGACTGGGATACCACAGGACATCACAGCAACAACGGGTCACTGTTGATACAGGTCAGTGATTTTAGACAACGAGTATACAACAGTGATAGTTTTAAACAATGGCTGGCTCGATGGGGCATGGCACCTGAACAGGTGATATATGATTATCCTGTTGGCGCCATACAAGACCAAGATCTTGTGCAAATCATACATAAAAAATTACAAGGTAACAAACGTGTCAACACCACTTATAAAAAGCTTCATTGAAGAGAACGCTGATAAAACATATCAGTACCCTTTGTTGCCTGCAGGCTCAGCTGAGTATCAAGGCAACTGGATTTTTAACCACAGTCATGCACCATGGCTTGAACTGCAGGGTCTTGCTATTCCCTTTGAAGAAATGTTGTCAGAAGCTCAAGCATTGCGACACATGTTTGTAGAACATCGTGCTGATGAAGAACATCATCGTGGATGGAAAAGTCTAGCGGTACACGGAATCAGTGCTACTAAGACCAATGTAGCCGAAACATATGGATTAGACTCTAAAACTGCCAAGTACGACTGGACGGAGATACAGGATCAGTGTCCGGTAACTGTTAAGTTTCTCAAAGAAATTTTGCCGTACCATCACTATTCTCGAGTGAGATTTATGTTGCTTGAAGCTGGCGGATATATTGTTCCACACAGTGACAACGTGAATTCGTTCTTGGGAGGTGCAATCAACATCAGTTTGAACAACCCTGAAGGTTGCAGGCTAGTTACCGAGCAAGGCACCTTGCCCTTCAAAGATTCAGGCAGTGCATTTTATTTTAACAATCATTATCGTCATTGCGTACACAACAACAGCGATGAGGATCGCTTTCACATGATTGTGCATGGTGGGTGCCACATGCACCAGTTGGCACCGTTGTTGGTCAACAGTTATAAAACTCAAGAAAACAAAGAAACTCTGACGCCACTGGTATCTTAGTTTCCTGGCGTAATTTTCCAACAAACTCAAGTAGTTTGTCTCTAGCCCAACGGTCAGTGCGGTAAAAACTCAAATAGTCCATGTGAAACAAATTACTTGACCACACATAGGCACCATGCTGGTGTTGATTAATGGTATCAACTACATATTGCATGCTAGGTGTTTCTAGTAGGTTTAATTCCACAAATTCTACTTGCATGGTTTGATATCGTTTCCAGCATTGCTGAAATTCTACTGAATCCATTTGTACGTTTTCAAAAAACCAAACAAACAGATTTTCAAAAGATTGGTCTCTAAAATAGATAGGAATCAAATCAGTGTTTTGTTTTTCAAATGCTCTAAACACTGTTTCAAATGTGCGGAAATCTCCGTCCCAGGATTCCAGCAGATGTTTTTGCCACTTCAGTGCCGCAGGGCTGATGTCTACAAGTACTATACGAGAATTGTCAGCAAATTTTAACTTGCCAATCAAACATGCAGGTTTGACACCACTGGCTACTCCCACAAAACAATCAAATTCCTGATCACTGAGCTTGGGGTTGTCTAGGTACAAAGGTTCTGTATTCATCACGTAGTACCCTTTCTGTAATCCATCTGTTATCATTCTTAGATCATGTGCAAACCACCAAATTGGACCATTGTCGTTGACCGGCACATACAACGGATCAGCAATCAACTTTTTTATCTCTGCCAATTGATGTTCAGGGTAGCAGTAGTTTTTTCTTTGACGAAGTTCACGAGGTATGTTAACAATGTTGTGGCCAGCGTTGATCATCGCGGCCACAACATTGATACCAAAATATCCTTGATCGCTAGCATAGGTTTTTGTTTCAGTTCCCGAGTGTAACCACCAAGGAGTGTAGTCGTCATGCACATTGTCTATACTACGCTCAGTAATTTTAGTGTTGATATCAACTGGTCCGGGTGTTTCTTCAAACGGAGGAAATCCAAGTGATTGATACACTTCAAGGTCAATGGTAAAGTACTGCGGATGCAGGTGAAAATAACCGCCACGATCTAGTATGTGACAACTCAGAGGTGAATTTTCTTTTTTAGCATATTCTACACTATCCATGATTAACTTTTGGCTTTGCAAAATGTTTCCGGCAGCAATTACCACAGCCCATCGATGCGTAGCAGACAAAGTGGTCAGCATCTCAGTAATGTTTTTAGTTTCGTAGGTATGGAGATTGTGCTGTCCATTGATTTTAAATTTGGTAAAGTCACAGAGATTTTGTTCAACCTCGTGGCACCGTGCAGGGAGATTGTTGTACATGACAACAGCAATTTCAGGAAAGTCTTTTTTCATTCTATTAATTCGTAGTTGGTAAGTTTGATAACAGGCTGGCGGCGCACGTAATCTAATTTAGACACGTCGTCAACTATTCCTACAGGACAAAATCCAGATCTAGCTAAAATAAGATCTAGTCCGTATCCCATACGATCAAGCCTGTCTTGATATTGATAATACCACGCGGTAAGGGCGGCATCAACATCTCTGGGCCAACGTGGTCCTCCGGCCCATTGTGTTGCTGTTCTCGGTGATAAATGCAATTTCCAGCTGTAACTGATGTGTTCAATAATTTTACAGGCTTGTTCTAGCATGTCGTTATCATCGTGCATGATGCAGTACAAGGGCTCCTTGCCCACGTAAGGATAATCTAGCATGATTTCTCCAGGTAACAATTGTTTTTTAAACACAGTATCCTTGGGCATTTCAGGACGCACCAGTTCACCACGATAGGTAATCTGTACTACATCTCTGGGTACAAATTTGTAATCCTTGGGAGCGTCTGGAGATTCGAGGCTGTGCAAACACCAATGCAGTTCATCAACCAACAGTCGCTGATCATCTTCAAGACCAGCATACTTCTCAATTCCAGCGCGGACTTCTACATCTCTATGCATGTGATTAAACACCACTTGATTGGCAGCATAGTTTTCTGCTCCAGGCAATATTTCATAGTGTGACCAATTCACAATGTTTTGTGCTTGTGCTTGTGCAATCAGTTCTTTAAAGTATGTGATGTTGAATCGATTGTAGTCTTGGAGGCGGGCTTGTGCCCAGTCAGGATGTTCTCGTTTTACCTCAGCATGGGCTTGATAGAATCGTTCAGCAAGTTCTGTATCGTAGAGATTGATGTAGAAATCAACCTCATTGTTGATCTCAACGTGGAATTTTGGCATACAAATATTTATTTGGCTATATTGAACCAAACATTATTTGACTTTGCTCTAGAACAAGTATACAATAGAAAACAAGGAGTATTTTATGTCACAACCCAAAACTTTCAATGGCGATCAAAAGATCAAACTCGTGCAAATTATCAACGAGGGCATGCAAGTCATGCATGAAATTGATACATTACAAGGTGGTCTCAATGACACCATCAAAGCTGTTGCGGAAGAACTTGAAGTTAAACCTGCTATTCTTAAAAAAGCAGTCAAGTTAGCACACAAAGCCAGCTTTGGTCAAGAGAAACAAGACCACGAAACACTAGAAACAATTTTAGAAACCGTTGGCAAAACTCTATAAATATCTGTCTCAACAGCGAGTCGCTCACGTTACGAGCATGAATCACGGCTTACCGGCCACAAACGGAGACTATGAGTTATATTGACGCACTTTATGATCGTGAACACGATCGCATTCATGTGGTAGAACGCCGAGATGGCGTGAGGAAATACCAAGAGTATCCTGCCAACTACATCTTCTACTATGACGATGCCCGAGGCAAGTTCCAAAGCATCTACGGCACACCTGTTAGTCGTTTCAGTACCCGCAACAACAAAGAGTTCCGCAAGGAAGTCAAAATGCACTCCAGCAAGCAATTGTATGAGAGTGATATCAACCCAATCTTTCGTTGTTTAGAAGAAAACTACAAAGACCAAGACGCCCCAGAACTCAATGTTGCATTTTTCGACATTGAGGTAGACTTTGACAAAGAGCGAGGTTTCTCGCCAGTGAGTGATCCATTCAATCCCATCACTGCAATCTCAGTCTACCTAAACTGGTTGGATCAATTGATTACACTAGCTGTGCCGCCCAAGGGGCTGACGTGGGAGACTGCACAAGAACTAGTGAAGGACTTTGAAAACACACTACTGTTTGAACGAGAAGAGGACATGATCAAAACATTCCTTGACTTGATTGAAGATGCAGATGTGTTATCGGGCTGGAACTCAGAGGGCTACGATATTCCATATACTGTGAATCGTTGCACTCGTGTGCTATCCAAAGACGACACACGCAAATTCTGCTTGTGGGGACAACTGCCTAAGATGCGCATGTTCGAACGCTTCGGCAGTGAGAATCAAACATATGACTTGGTTGGTCGTGTGCATATGGACTATATGCAACTGTATCGCAAGTACACATACGAAGAACGTCATAGTTACAGTTTAGATGCCATTGGCGAATATGAACTCAATGAACGCAAGACACAGTTTGAAGGCACACTGGATCAACTATACAATCAACACTTTAAAAAGTTTATTGAATACAACAGACAAGATACCTTGCTATTACACAAACTGGATCGTAAACTACAGTTCTTGGCTCTAGCAAGTGAACTGGCACATGCCAATACTGTGTTGCTCCAGACCACCATGGGTGCTGTGGCAGTGACTGAGCAAGCTATTATCAATGAAGCCCATGAACGTGGCATGGTGGTACCCAATCGCAAGCAACGTCTTACAGATGATGACACACAGGCCGCAGGTGCGTATGTAGCTTATCCTAAAAAGGGCTTGCATGATTGGATTGGATCAGTTGACATTAACAGTCTGTATCCTTCGGCCATTCGTGCCATGAACATGGGTCCAGAAACTGTGGTGGGGCAACTGCGTCCTATCATGACTGACCACTACATCAAAGAAAAGATGGCCAAAGGCGCAAGTTTTGCGGCTGCTTGGGAGGGTCTGTTTGGCAGTTTGGAATATACTGCTGTGATGGAACAACAACGTGGCACAGAGATCACCATTGACTGGCAAGATGGCACAGAAAGCACACACTCGGCGGCTGAGATTTGGACCATCATGTTTGACAGCAATCAGCCCTGGATCATGAGTGCAAATGGTACCATCCTTACATATGAGAAGAAGGGTATCATTCCGGGCTTGCTGGAACGTTGGTACTCAGAACGTAAAGAACTGCAGGCCAAGAAGAAAACAGCCAAGGACAAAAAAGAAGAAGCATTCTGGGACAAGCGACAACTGGTCAAGAAAATTAATTTGAACAGTTTGTATGGTGCTATTTTGAATTCAGGTTGCAGATTCTTTGATCACAGGATTGGACAGAGTACCACGCTAACTGGTCGTGCCATTGCCCGGCACATGGATGCACACATTAACGAATGCATCACAGGCATCTATGATCACACAGGCGAAGCTATCATTTATGGTGATACAGACTCCTGCTACTTTACTGCTTGGCCAGTGCTAAAGAAGGAAGTGGAAGAAGGTCGCATGGAGTGGTCAAAGGAAACTGCCATTGCATTATATGACTCTATTGCTGAACAAGTTAATGCTAGCTTCCCAGGCTTTATGGAACAGGCATTTCATTGTCCAAGAGAGATGGGTGCGTTGATTGCGGCAGGCCGTGAACTGGTCGCGGATCGCGGATTGTTTATCACAAAGAAACGCTATGCTGTAAACATCATTGACTTAGAAGGCAAAAGACTGGATGTAGAAGGCAAAAAAGGCAAGACCAAGGCCATGGGGCTGGACTTGAAGCGCAGTGATACACCCAAGGTTATTCAAGACTTCTTGTTGGAAATTCTAAATAGTACATTGCATGGTGCCACACGTGAAGCAATCATTGAACGCATTCGTGAATTCAAGTACGAGTTTATGGAACGTCCAGGTTGGGAAAAAGGTTCGCCCAAGCGTGTGAATAACTTGACCAAGTATGCGGCAGAAGAAGCTCGCCTTGGCAAAGCCAACATGCCCGGGCATGTTAGGGCCGCAATGAACTGGAATCAAATGCGTAGGATGAATGGTGACAACTACTCAATGCAGATTGTGGATGGTATGAAAACTATTGTGTGCAAGCTCAAGTCAAATGCACTTGGCTGGACCAGCATCGGCTATCCCACTGATGAACAACGCCTACCAGATTGGTTTAAGGAATTACCGTTTGATGACGGACTAATGGAAGCAACTGTTGTGGACCAAAAGGTTGACAACTTGCTGGGTGTGTTGGAATGGGCTTTAGCAAGTGCTACCAACACAGAAAACACATTTACAAGTTTATTTGCATTTGAATGAAACTCAGTAGCATTATTGCCTATCGTAATCAACTCGAAAGTATGAGTCTTACCGCCATACGTGGTCAGGCAGAACACGAGCTGTCTGCTATAAATCATGTGGTTGCTAGCAACGAGTCAGACATTGGATTTTACAAACATCGTATTGAAAAACGATTCTCTGCTGTAAAGGATTCGTTTGATCAATTTGACAAAGTGTTCTCTGGACTCAAAAGCGATCTTGATCTACAGATCAAAAAGCAAGAAATTGCCTACTACAAAGAAAGCACACGATTCTATCAAGATGAAATGTGCTGGGAAAGCAACGAGTACCTGCTGAATAGAAAGCTAGCAATCGACGAAGAAAGCAATCTGATCCTGCGCACCCGTCTACGCAGTTATACTGACTGGCGTGTGCCTGGTATGATCATCAGGCCTAGCTGTGAAACATTCATACAAGAACTTGTGCCATTGGATCCTTTGTATATTGTGGATCAACACCGAGATCTAATGGATCCTGCACTAAGCGAGTTCAATGACACATACCGGGCAAGACTGCGACCTTACGTGATCAACGAAACAGATGAACACATACTGGCCGCGTTGCCTAATAACCAGTTTGGATTGATCTTTGCCTATAACTATTTTAACTTCCGTCCTATTGAACTAATTACACGCTACCTTACGGAGCTGTATCAAAAACTACGTCCTGGTGGCGTGGTTATCATGACCATCAACGATTGTGATCGTGCGCACAGCGTACAATTAGTTGAACAAAAATTCATGTGCTACACACCTGGACGAGCAATCTGTCAGGCAGCCGAATCAGCAGGGTTTGATATCTTATATCAACACACAGGTCTTGGTGATTTATCATGGTTGGAACTGCAACGTCCTGGCCAAATTAGTTCGCTGAGAGGCGGACAAACTTTAGCCAAAATAGTTGCGCGATCTAAATAAACCCTGTATACTTAAACACTTAGGAGAAACTTATGAGAGACTGTCTATTAGACTTGGTACAACACACATATGATCTTGGTTGCATTGACCTGATCAAGATTGTAGGCGATGAGAACACTACGCAAATTGAGGGCTTGGCAGAAGATTTGAGCGTGATCGTCAAAGGCGAATATAAAAATCCCGTGCCAGACTTTGTTGGTACATTTGGTATGCCCAACTTGAGCAAACTCAAAACCTTGCTTAACTTGCAAGAGTATAAAGAGGATGCCAAACTTACTATCACACGCAAAACACCCACAGAGCCGGATGGCATTGACTTTGTGAACAAAACAGGCGACTTTAAAAACAACTATCGATTCATGACATCGGGTGTTGTTAGTGAGAAATTGAAAACTGCTAGAATGAAATCTGTGCCTTGGCACATTGAGTTTGAGCCTGCAGTTGCCAGCATCATGCGACTGAAAATGCAAATGAGTGCCAACGCAGAAGAGCCAAACTTTCAAGTCAAAACTGATGGCACAGACTTGAAGTTTTACTTTGGTGATCACTCTACACACGCCGGCAACTTTGTGTTTCAATCAGACATCACAGGTCAATTGAAACGTGCTTGGAGTTATCCAGCCAAACAGTTTGCCAGCATCATGGACTTGGTTGGTGACAAAACAATTCGCATCAGCGATGATGGCGTTGCACAAATCACAGTAGACTCCGGTGTTGCTGTTTACAACTATCTCTTACCGGCACAAAGCAAGTAATGACCGAGCCTGTAGTTCAAGACAACTTAACTGCCAAGCAGAATGACTATGCTGTGTTCCTTCCGGCAATCTCGGGCTTCTACGCCACGTTTGTGGGCAAGCAACGTGATCCCGTAAATGGACCATATGTAGATCCTGCTAGATTGCCACAGGGACTAACTGACATGGAACAAATGAACTGGCTCAACAGTTCTAAAGGCTTGTTCCCTTACAAATGGTCGCTGTATTCTGGTGGTCATGCCAACTTGGACTTGACCAAGACGGACTGGTCGGAGGACATGGTTCGTAATCGTGATCCCAACACTATCATGCTAGGAGACTCGGGTGGATTCCAGATTGCCAAAGGCTTGTGGGAAGGCGACTGGAAAGCCAACTCAGGTTGTGCCAAAGCACAAAAGAAACGTGAGTCTGTGCTTACTTGGTTGGACACTATCAGCAACTATGGTATGGGGCTGGATATTCCCACCTGGGTTATCCACGATAAGAAAGCTAGTGATGCGTGTCAAATCAAAACACTAGACGAAGCAGTTGCGGCCACCAAGTTCAACAATGAATACTTTATCAAACACCGTAAGGGCAAAGATCAAGGTGGCGCACGTTTCTTAAATGTGCTACAAGGCGATAACCATACATCAGCAGAAGAATGGTATCAGCAAATGAAACACTTCTGCGACCCTGCTGTGTACCCAGATCGACATTTTGATGGGTGGGGCATGGGTGGACAAAACATGTGCGATGTACACTTGATCCTCAAACGTTTAGTGACATTGCGCTACGACAATCTACTACAAGAGGGCAAACATGATTGGATGCACTTCTTGGGAACCTCCAAGTTGGAGTGGGCCGTTTTATTAACTGTAATTCAGAGAGCTGTAAGAAAATATGTCAACCCGCAATTCACTATCTCGTTTGACTGCGCCAGTCCGTTCCTTGCAACAGCCAACGGACAGGTGTATTTTGAAAATGTCTTCGAGCACAACCAAAAGTGGTCGTATCGCATGGCTCCTTCAGCCGACGACAAAAAATATGCCACAGACACACGCAAGTGGAGTGACGGAGTAGTAGCCGACGGGGTGTATCCGCGTTGGGAAGATAGTCCACTAAGCAACTTGTTCAAGATGAAAGACATCTGCATCTACAAACCAGGGGACCTAAACAAGATTGGCAAAGAAGGCAAAACATCCTGGGATAGTTTTAGCTATGCTTTGCTCATGGGACATAATGTTTGGATGCACTTGACCGCGGTACAGGAAGCCAATCGACGATTTGATGCAGGATCACGTCCTGCTATGATGCAATATAGCAAAGGTGATTATGACAAGTTTGAGGACATTATTGATCGCATCTTTTCAGCTTCAACTAAAGAAAACAGCCTAGCCGAAATTGAAAAGTACGGTGGCGATACTGGATACTGGACTGAAATTATAGGCGGCCGTGGATTCAAAGGAAAGAAAGCGGTGAATGCCCGAACACAGTTCAACGCATTATTCTCGTTTGATGAACCAGAAGTTGACACCAAATCCGATGATAGTGTACAATTAGATACCTCAGCGTTAGATCAATTGGAACAGGAACAGCAATGAATAGACAAGGTCACAACAACGTCAAGTTCTTTACTGGAACAGAAGTAGAACACACTCCTGCATTCGGCAAGAAAACATTGTTTGTAGTAGGATTACAATCCGCAACAGATATACAAGATCAACTGGCTGACTGTGAGCACATTTACTTTGGTGCTAACATGAGCTTTCCGTCTAGCATACGCACCAACGATAGTGTGTTTTGGACACCTTGGGAAAACATGATTCAACAATGTTTGGATCAAGGATATCAATGTACATTGGACATTGATGTTTCGCAAGTGGAAGGTCTGTTAGAATCTGGCCTGTGTGAGCACAATAATTTTATTCCCATGATCTCTGTCAAGATACCTTACATACGACAACTAGGGTACAATGCCACTGTCAAAATAGATGACAAGGACTTTGCGGCAACCAATCCTGGTGTATGGTGTCATAGTCTGCACACATTACAAAAACGTTCGGTGTTTACAGATTGGTCTAAATATACAAAGGATACTGTACTATGAAAGTAAAAGTCACTAAAATCAAAGCGAATCTTGTGGGCGAGTCAGTGCCTCCAAAAACTCATGGTGCCGCTGGCAGAAATATTGAAAACCGTCTTCGTGCTCAAGGGTTTCCAATATCAAATCAATCTGGACCAGATCTACCCTCAGTTGGACTCGAAGTTAAGTCAAGAGATATAGATTCCACGTCTGCACAAAGTGTTGGCACGATGCTTCCAGAAGATATCATTCAAAAATCCTACCGCGAGTCTGTTATTTGTGAAAAACTTCAACAGCAACTTAGAGTCAAGACCAAAGATCAGAAGATTATTTCTTCAGAGGTTTATGATTTTTCTTCGCCTTACATACAAGAAAAATTTGAAGAGTCTTACGAAATCGCTAGACAAAAAATTATTGACGGTGATCGTGGCAACTACATCTCTGGTGGATCATATGGGTATTTTGAACGCACAGTCAAAGGATCTCGCTCGTACCAATTCAGAGTGTCAGATAGTGCAGTAAAACGGATAGAGGCTATGTCTATGGCTACATCTAACAAACATATTACGTTTGAATAACATACATGAGTGATACACAATACTGGAACAATGATGCATTTTGTCCATTGCCGTGGGGCAGTATCTATGTAGAAACCGACGGCAGGGTAGACAGTTGTTGTATTGCTCATAACAATCTTGGTAATTTACACGAGACCAAACTACAAAATATTGTGGACGGTAGCAAGAATATTCAAATCAAGCAAGAGATGTTGGCAGGCCAACGTGCTCAAGGCTGTAAGGTTTGTTATGCACCCGGAAACAACGTTGATGAAGGTCGCAAGTATCACCGAGACAATCAACTGGTTGAGTTTGATACATGGCAACCAGACAAAGCATTTTTTGATCGGCCTGAAAACTTTAAACTACAGTATGCTGACTTGAGATTCAGAAATACCTGTAACTATGGATGCGTGTACTGCGGCCCTGATCTAAGTTCAACCTGGGCTAGTGAGCTAAAACAGTTTGTTAAGATTGACGAAAGCGCCATTGCCGATGTCACACAATACTTTGTGGACAATGCTGTAGACTTGCGCAAGATTTACATGGCCGGAGGCGAACCACTGTTGATCAAAGAGAACCAAGTGATCCTGGAAAAGCTGTTGGAGATCAATCCGCACTGCCATCTTGTTGTGAATACCAATCTCAGCATGATCCGTGGTAACAGAATCTTTGAGCTACTGACCAAGTTTCCCAACGTGGATTGGTTGATCAGTGCTGAGGACATGGGCGACAGATACAACTACATTCGCTATCCTGGTGATTGGACAGTGTTTGCTGAAAACTTAAACATACTCAAAGCCGCAATCCCCGCCACACACAAGGTCAAATTTAACATGGTGTTCTCTGCACTCAATGCCAAGACCATATGGGACTATGTTGATTTCTTATTTGACAATGGTCATGCACGTGATTATGATCACTTGAATCTTGCCTATATCAACAATGGACATCAGTTTATCTGGTGTGATGCCAGGGCATTACCTGCATCCTACATTGCAGAGGTCAAAGAAATCATTGCTCAAAGATCACCAACAGGCACTAGATTCGACCAGGAACTACAGTTTGTACTGGATTGTTTGGATGTGCCTGTGTCAGACAACGGCTATCATAATCTGTTTGATCGATTGGCAGAACTTGATCAACGCAGACATCTGGACAGTCACACAGTGTTTTCGGACATATACACCCATAGACAAACATGATTATTTGTAGTATTATACACTATGTTCTAACCAAAGGTAACACATGAATCAAGAGCAACGAGAAAAAATTGACAGAATTAAACAATATGCAGATAGAAAAATCTGGGTCACCTTCCGCAAAGAAGGCATCCACAAGTACCCTGCTGCCGCTAGTGATCCTGCTCTGGCAACCGGTGATGAATACGATGTTAGTTTTCTTGGCGTGCCTCATCGTCATATATTCCATTTTCGAGTCTGGATCGACGTATTACACAATGATCGAGATATCGAATTCATTCAGTTCAAGCGATGGCTCGAGAATCTCTACCGCGATGGAGCACTCCAACTCGACTACAAATCTTGCGAAATGATGTCAGATGACCTGTACATTCAAATTGCAAATCGATATCCAGACAGAGCTGTCTGGATTGAGGTCTCCGAAGATGGTGAAAACGGAGCTCTTATTAAGTATGAAATCAATAACTAAATTCTATGACTGCACAAATATCAAATCTGAGCGACCTTGTTAACAGCAATGCTCGATTTTTTCAAGCATCAATAGATGATGATGGTAATGGTCCCTTTATATACAGACACCATCATTTAGAAAAAGGAATCACTAAGTGGATTAACATATATCGTTCGTTGAACCTGCAAAAAACCAATCCCTCCATTGGTTTGTTGCACGAACTTAATTTTGAATACATTTGTATGTTGTATGCCGCTATAGGAATTGGTGCCAATTTTGTAGTGTTAGAGTCTAAGTTTGATGATAGCTCATCGCACAAAGATTTTATGCCATTGGATATATTAGTGTATGATGACACGTTGGATAATATGTGTGATGACATGAGCTACTGGAATAATAATTCACAACATCGAATTGACTCTAGGCTGCTACCAAAAATCAAAAGTTCAGACGAAAATACAAACACCAACGATATATCATCAATAGATCTTAATTTTGATTGGTCTAAAACACAAATGTTGTCGTCGGCTACATCAGGTAGCACCGGAGTGTCAAAAAAAATCACACACAACTATCAGTATATTTTAGATATATCTCAACGAAATGCTGAAGTTTTAAATTTTAATGGTCGTGTCGTTCATATTAAAAATTTGTATCATGGTAGTACCATGCCTGTTTTTTATTTGCCGGCGCTGTTAAAATCAGATTTTCATTTTTGCGCTCCGTGGATTGATTCATCAAATCTTGAAGAAATTGAAAAATACATCAAAAATCAACTCTCGTGGACTGAATATCTTGACATAAATCATATTTTGTTTCCTTATACTTTTATGATGGATAACTTCTTAAATTCAGTAGTTAAATTCAACATGAGTTTTACGGATCTTACTGTTTATACATTGTCTTATATTAAACCTCAGTACAAAAATTTAATCAAAGGTCGCAACATTAAAATTGTAAGTATTTTTGGTTGTACTGAGACTAGCGGACCAGTAATGATAAATTCATTAACAGACAGCAATGCCGAAGAGTTTGATCCAACAATTTTTTACACACTAGACGATTATTTTACATTGACTTTGCTGCCAGATGGCACACGGGTACAAACAAAAAACGGATGGATTGATCATGTCATGGACGATAAGTTTAAAAAAATCGATCATAATTGTTATCAACATCTAGGAAAATCAAATCAGTATCGAATCAATGATGTAAAAATTGATTTAGCAAAAATTTCTAACATAAGCAAGTTGATTGGGTTTGATGGTGACATCATAGTGGATGAACCACAACAATCATTGTATCTTGTGTTATGGAACAACGATGATCTACAACATTTACAGGATGTTGTTAACCAGCAATTGAATTTGATGTTTGGCAGTGAGTTAGTACATATTTCTAAAGCAGCCAATTTAAACAAACTTGAGTTTATTTCAGGTATTAAAATTAATCAAGATATGATACGAAAATATTTTCGAAACACCGAGGAACACTAATGTTTAAACACCTACAGGATAGTCAAGAATCATATAGTAGTCATTGTCGATGGGCAGTGTCAGCAGGCTTTACAATGATATGGGCCGGAATTTTGTCTATTGTGCATGGATTAATTCCGTCATTGTTTCCCTTCAGATCGGCAAAAACAGTGATAGACTTATATTACAAAAGACTGCATAATCATAAAAACAAGAGTTACAAAGACTACATTGAACACGTTTCAACAGTTGAATCAAGTAAACAGTCAGTATCATAACGTTGTAAATTATCTTAAATTTAAGGAAAATAAAATGGCCAAGCCACAATTCAAATCCAATCCTCGCGTTCGTGAGATCTTTGAAGATCTTGAGAAACTCTACGAATTCTGCCAGGACTATGGTTATCGCTACAACGAAGCGGACTTGTATAACTTTAAAAGTTATGCATTCCAACAGTTCAACAAATACATGTTGGGCAAGAATGCCAAGAACATGTGGTGGGAAGATGCTCGACGCTTTGCTGGATATCGTCCAGCATGAGAAAGCTGTTTTACATGGGCTTAGAGAGCTATGAAGCCCGATACACATTACAGCTCACAGAATGGAACCGGCGAGTGTTTGACCGCAGAGGTCTTGACGTTGTGTATGTTCCTGGAACCACTATTGACAATAGCCAAGCTATTTCAGTAGGACAGGTGCTAGACGCACATGGACGCAGTTATTTTAGTATGAGCCAAATGATGAACTTGGTTCAAATGATGAAGAATGGAGAGGTTACTAGTGCGGATGTTATCTACTTTGAAGACATGTTTCAACCCGGTATTGAAAGTTTACCCTACATCCTTAATCAGGTTCCTGCTGATCAACGTCCTCGCGTGTATGTGCGCTGTCTTGCTCAGTCCATTGATCCTGATGACTTCGTACACGTATGGGGTATGGCAAAATGGATGGGACTCTACGAACAGATGGTTAATGAGTTCGTGGATGGAGTTCTCGCAACGAACGAAGAGATGGTTGCTCATATGCGCATTGCTGGATGGCGTGCTCCTATATACAATATTAGTGGCCTAGCATTTGGCAAGGAAGAAGTACTAGGGCGCATCGGCGGTGCAGAAAACATTCGTCCGTTTGATCAGCGTCCACGTCGTGTGGGATTTGCCGCACGTTTTGATCAAGAGAAGCAGCCAGGTTTCTTCATGGACTTGATTGAGATGTATGGGCAGTTGACCAACCAACCATGTGAGTTTGCTATCTTCCAAGGTGGTCCGTTGCGTAGCAACAATCCAGAGTTTATTACTCGTGCTAGACAAATGGAAGCACAAGGCAAGCTCAAGATCTATGAGAACCTCAGCAAGAACGATTACTATGCGTTATTAAACGACACCAGAGTGCTGTTCAACTGTGCCTTGCAAGATTGGGTAAGTAATACAGTATCCGAAGCAGATACATTGGGTGCAAATGTTGTGTATCCTGCATATCGCAGTTTCCCAGAGACTTTTGCCAACGACCCAGAACGCTTGTATGTGCCTTGGTCAATTGATGATGCTTATCACAAAATGCAAAACATGTTGCACAAGCCACATCACAACATGGGACTTATCTCGGACTGGAACAACGGCACTATTGACCGTGTGATTGATATCATGCAAGGTCAAGGCGAGCAGTGGAATCGTGCAGGCAATCGCTATCGTGATCATGTTGCGCATGAAAAATATCAAGTTGTAAAGATTGAAACATGAATGTAATAGTCACAGGCGTCGCCGGCTACATTGGCGGACAAATTGCCTTGCAGTTAAAAGGTGCGGGACATACTGTTATAGGTATTGACCGTAGACCTTTGCAAAAACATCAAGTAGGACAACTTGATAATTTTCTTCAAGCCGACTTTGACAGCGACATTGCCTACAAGAAATTGTTAGAAACCCAGCCCGATGCCATTATACATTGTGCAGGCACCAGCTTGGTTGGTCCCAGTATCAAGAAGCCTTCGGACTACTACGGCAACAACGTGGCCAAGACCATGAACTTGCTGAACTTTATTGTGCAGGCCTTGCCTAAAGTTAGATTTATTTTCAGTTCCTCAGCGGCTGTGTACGGTGAACCAATTATGCCTCCTTGTCACGAAGTTGATCCCACCGAGCCTGTTAGTCCTTACGGCGAAAGCAAGCTCATGGTAGAGATGATGTTGGAAAGTTATCATAAGGCATACAACTTAGACTACGTGGCATTCCGATACTTCAATGCGTGTGGTGCAGACATGCAAGCTCGACATGGACAAGAGCCAGGTGCCACACATATCATTGCCCGAGTGCTAGAGAGTTTGCGAGACGACACACCATTTACATTGTATGGTACCGACTATGCCACCGAAGATGGTACTTGTGTACGTGATTACGTTCACGTACAAGACATTGCCGATGCGCACGTGAGTGCGTTGTACGATAATCTTGCCCCTGGTGTGTACAATCTTGGAACCAATCAAGGTACCAGCAATGCAGAAATTATCAAGGCAGCCACACGTATTACAGGACGCCAGTTAAAAGTAGTAGTTGGCAACAAGCGTGAAGGAGATCCTGCTGTGTTAACTGCTAGTGCAGACAAGTTTGGGCAAGTGTACAAAGACTGGCAAAAGTACACGCTAGACGATATGATCACTCATGCCTGGGCTTGGTATGTTCGATAAAATACTACAGTTTGAACGAGCACTAGCGGAGTTTACAGGTGCTCCGTATGCAATCATGACCGATTGCTGTACCCATGCAATCGAAATGTGCCTACGATATGATCAGGTCAAACATTGTAAGATGCAACCTTACACATACTTGAGTATACCAATGACCATGCACAAGTTAGGCATTGAGTATGAATATCTTGATCATGCCTGGCAACGATGGGTTGGTGAATATCCCATACTTGAAACACGTATTTGGGATAGTGCTCGCCGACTCGAACAAGATATGTATCGCCCAGACACATTGACCTGCTTGAGTTTTGGGCATGGCAAACCATTACACATTGGTCGTGGTGGTGCTATCCTTCTTGATGATGTTGAAGCCTACGATACCATGCTGGCTCAACGTTATGACGGCAGAGACTTGACCATCAAACCATGGGAATCACAACAGGTATTTCGAGTTGGCTATCACTACAAACCCACAATTGAAGAAGCCATTCAAGGACTTGCCTTGTTAGAAGGAGTCAAGGTAAATCGGCCAAGTCCAATACCAGTAGATTATCCAGATCTACGTAAAATTAAAATTATACCTTGACACAACGATCTAAATACATTACAATAGCACAAAGACATCCACGTCATTAACTCGGAGAACTAAATTGACAAAAGACTTTATCCCGCATCCCGTTATCCATTCGGATTCAAAAAACACATTCGTACCTGACAAACATCAGTCCCCAATTGAAAAAGCCAGCAAGGACATGAGCGACAAGGGCTACGAAGAAGGGTATCTAGCAGATGCCATTCGTACCAAGATGAAACGTGATAACAAACGTTTTTGGGCAGGCGACAACATTAGTGATTATGTGTCAGAAGAGATGAAACATACCCTTATAGATGAAGCAACTGAAGCGTTTGAACTGGTGCTTGACCGCTTGCTAATTGATCGAGAAACAGATCCAAACTCGCATGGCACAGCAAGACGACTTGCTAAAATGTACTTCAATGAAATTATGGAGGGTAGATATGAACCAGGACCTGACGCCACAGCGTTTCCAAATGATTCGGCGGATCGTTATGAGGGTATGCTTGTTGTACGTAGTGAGTTGCGCTCTATGTGTAGCCATCATCACCAACCTGTGGCTGGCGTTGCTTATATTGGCATTATTGCTGCCAATACACTTATTGGTCTTAGTAAGTATACCCGAATTGCTCAATGGTGCGCCAGACGAGGAACTCTCCAGGAGGAACTTTGTAACGACATTGCCCGTGAGATTAGTAAAGCTACTGACTCCGAAAACGTAGCAGTGTACATTCAGGCCACACATGGTTGCTGTGAGAATCGCGGCATCATGGCACACTCTAGTCTCACACAGACCACAGTACTCAAAGGTGCATTTAAGACTGATCCGTCGGTGAAGAAAGAGTTTTTTGACAACATTAAATTACAACAGGAGTTTGCCCCAAGATGAGATATGAAACACTAGAAGAGGCAGCGGCAGCAGGTGCCGCACCATGGTCAGATGAGGCCACAGAGCATTCAGACTATCATGTGGCTGTGTTCCGTGATGCTTACCCAGTGGCCAAGGGACATTTGTTGTTTGTGCCACGGTGGAACAAGAATGAAATTATCGAAGAAGCCTTGAAGTATGCTTTCCGTTTTGGTCATCACAAAGTGGTAACCGGCGAGTGGGAAGCCTACAACGTGGGTATCAACTGCGGCGAGGCAGCAGGTCAAACTGTGATGTATCCACACATACACTTGATTCCACGACGGGTAGGAGATTGTGCCAATCCCATTGGCGGTGTTCGAGGCGTGATCCACGGACAGGCCAACTATAAAGCTAGTGGTTACACAAAGCCAGCATAAGTAATGATCTCAGCGGCCTTTAGAGCATTCATCCCGCTATATAAATTCTGCAAGCCTATGCTAAAATTTAACATAGGAGAATAATAATGGCACTATCATCAACTCAGGATCTAATTAAACACATGGAACAAAATCTTCCATATCGCGGACCTGTTCAATACAAGTTTACCAGTACCAAAGAGTACATTGACGCATTTCCTTGTGCTTATCGCCAATGGAGGGCTGACAGTCATTGTAACTTGAATCATGGTTACAGTTTCTCAATGAAGTTTTACTTTGGTACAAACGACCTTGATGTTCGCAACTGGGCCGCTGACTATGGCGGATTGAAAGAACTCAAGAAAATTTTAGAAGATCAATTTGATCACACAACCCTGGTCAGTGCAGATGATCCTGAATTAGAGTTCTACAAAGAAATGGAACGTCGTAAACTGGCTAAACTTACAATCTTGCCCAGAGTAGGATGTGAATCACTTGCTGACATGCTGTACAAGTATGTGAACGGTGTTTACATTCCAGACTTTTGGGGCGAGGGTGAAGCACAACGCCTGTGGTGCTACCGAGTGGAAGTACGTGAAACACAAGCAAACATGGCGTTTAGAGAAGGCCATAGAGAATGGAATGAGGATTTATTTGAATGACAACACCTGAATTTGATATTGCAATCTTGTTGCCCACTCGTGGGCGATCAGACTCACTAGAACGCAGTGTAAAAAGCGTGATTGAACTAGCGGCTGACCCAAGTCGCATTCAAATCATGTTTGGGTTTGACAACGACGATGATGTGGGCACACAATGTTTTGTTGATGAACTACAGCCTTGGCTGGACGAACACAAGGTAAACTACACAGCAATGACGTTCAATCCCCTGGGATACATTCGTCTCAATGAATATGTGAATGAACTTGCTCGCAAGAGTGATGCACGTTGGTTGGTATTCTGGAACGATGATGCTGTGATGGAAACAGGTGGGTGGGATCAAGAAATTATGACTCACGATGGTGAGTTCAAGCTGTTGGCCTTTCATACACACAATGATCATCCTTACAGTATATTTCCTATTGTGCCACGCAAGTGGTTGGACTTGTTGGGATACCTAAGCCCGCATCAAATCTCTGATGCATGGTTAAGTCAGCAGGCTTACATGCTGGACATCTGGGAACGTATTCCAGTTGATGTGTTGCATGATCGCCATGACCTTACAGGCAACAATGGAGACGAAACATTCCAGAATCGTCCCATGTTAGAAGGCAATCCTCGAGATCCACGAGACTTTCACAGCGTACAGCAAATGGACGTTCGTCATACTGACTGTGCAAAAATAGCACAGTATCTCGAAACTGAATGTGGTCAAGACATGAGTTTCTTTGCCAACATCTTCCGTGGTACACAAGATCCCTGGGAAAAGTTAGCGTTAAACGATGTTAACAAACAAATGGTGCAGTTTAAAAATCCTCACAGCCACTTTGCTGAAAAGGCACGTCAACAGGAAGCAGAAAAAAACAATGCAACAATTAAGTCTTGAAGAACGTATTAAACGCTACTGGAACACACAACCGTGTAATATTAAACATGGACAAAGTGATCTTGGCACACCCGAGTTTTTTCGTGAAGTAAGCGAGCGACGCTATCGTGTAGAGCCGCACATTGCTGAATTTGCAGGGTTTCACTTGTGGGCTGGCAAACGTGTGTTGGAAATCGGTTGCGGCATTGGATCAGATGCAGAAGAATTTGCCAAGCATGGTGCTGAGTATGTGGGTATCGACTTGAGCGATCAAAGTATTGCATTAAGCAAGCAACGATTCGAAACACTAGGCCTTGAAGGCGAGTTCTACAATGTAGATGCAACTGATGGAGTAGCACTTGCCAAACTAGGTGAGTTTGATCTTGTTTACAGTTACGGTGTGATACATCACTTCCCGGGCATTGACAAGATTATTGCCAATGTACATGAAGTGGTCAAATATGGTGGTGAATTCCGATTTATGGTGTATGCCAAAAACTCCTGGAAGTATGCTATGATCCAAAAGGGTCTAGACCAATTTGAAGCACAAGCAGGTTGTCCATACGCACAGGCATTCAGCAAAGATGAAATTCACCAATTGATGAACAGAGACAATGGATGGTACATTGAGAGGTTGCGTCAGGACCACTGTTTCATGTATAATGTAGATTCGTACAAGGCAGGGCGTTATGAATTGGAACCGTGGTTTGAAGCCATGACAGAATCGCATCGTCAAGCTGTTAAAGAATATTTGGGTTGGCATCTACTAGTTAAAGCAAGAAAATTATGAAATTTAAAGTATCAGAACTATTTTATTCAGCACAAGGTGAAGGTCGCTATGTTGGTGTGCCCAGCGTGTTTCTTCGTATGTTTGGGTGTAACTTCACCTGTTCAGGGTTTGGTTGCAAGCCAGGCGAGTCTAGCAAAGAAGCAGATGAAGTTGCCAAGAGTGTGCATCTCTACAAGACATTTGAAGAACTGCCACTGGTGAGCACTGGCTGTGACAGCTATGCGTCATGGCATCCTGCATTCAAAGAACTCAGTCCTACCTACACAGAAGATGAGCTGGTGGAAAAGATGGCAGCATTGTTGCCGCATGGAAACTGGCAACAGCCCAATGGTAATCCTGTACACTTGGTTATCACAGGTGGCGAGCCCTTGCTGGGTTGGCAACGTGCATATCCTGCATTGTTGGATAAACTACACGAGCGTGGCTTACGACACATCACATTTGAGACCAATGGTACTCAAGAATTATCAAGAGACTTCAAACTGTATTTGAATAACTGGCACGGTGAGATCACATTCAGTGTAAGTCCCAAGCTCAGTGTGTCAGGCGAGAAGTGGGAAGAGGCAATCAAGCCAGAGATTATTTTTGATCTTGAAACATATGGTATAACTTATCTCAAGTTTGTGGTTGAGAAGGTGCAAGACTTTGACGAATTGGATCGTGCTGTTGATGAGTACAGGCTTGCACAGTTTTCAGGTCCTGTGTTTGTAATGCCCGTGGGTGGTGTTGTCAGTGTGTACGATGGCAATCGTATCAACGTTGCTGACGAAGCACTCAAACGTGGCTACTGGTATAGCCCAAGATTACACGTTGATCTTTGGGGCAATGGCTGGGGTAAGTAAATGTTTGACTGCATCTTGATCAATGGTGACAGCTATTCTGAAAAAAATAGACATAAGGTCTACTCAGATTTTTTGCACAAGAAATCCAGATTGCCGGTGATTAATATTGCCAAGAGCGGCAGCAATAACGATCGTATTTGTAGAAGCACAATAGAAACATTAGCAGAGCTTAAACAACAGTATACTAATCCATTAGTTATTGTTGGTTGGAGTTTTGTAAGACGGTTAGAAGTTTGGTATTACGGTGATAACCAACAAGTGATTAGTCGTATTCCAGACCGAGAGCGTAAATTAGAACATTGCAAACCTTGTCTAGTAACTCTAGATGTACTGACAGGGTTAAATCAAGCTACTATAGAACAAAAGTGTTTGATTACTGAAGATTTGTTTGTACACAAACAATTAACGGATTTCTATACATCATTGTATATGTTTGCTCATACCGTTGAGTCACTAGGTGCAACATTATTTTGTTTTTCGGCAGCAAAGAACACAGAAATTCCAGTACACTCTTTTCCATATATAGAATCATTGCACCAGGTGCAATGGTGTCAACAACAAAGTAATTTGTATCAACTGCATGATTTTTATATTAAACAGTGGGCTGAACAACATGATCCATTGAGAAGATTAGAGACAGGACATTTAAGCGAATCTGGACATGCACAGTTTGCAGATGTACTAACACAATGGCTTGATAACCTTGGATATAACATCAGAAAAGAATATGATTAAAAACATCAAAAGTTGGTTTAGTAAACCCGCCAAAGAGGTTGATAAAATAATACCTCCCCAAAAATCGGCACCTCCTAAGAAGAAGGAGCCCGATAAGACTGCCAAGCAGTTGGCTACCGAAGCCGGCGAGCCTTATGTGGCTGTGTTGGGCATGGACGTGGATCTTAATAATCTACATCAAGGTGCATTTGAACTAGACTGGAACGATATCTTTGTTGCCAGATTGATCAAGGCAGGCTATCAAGGCAAAGTAGATGCAGACATTGTGGACCAGTGGTTCCAGAACGTTTGTAGACATGTTGTTATGGAAACTTGGGAACAAGAACAAGCAATCAAGAATTCGGGCATCTGGGTGCAAAGCAAAGATATTGGCAATGGCAGGAGTGAAGTATCATGATTTTTAATCACATCAAAGAACTAAAAGCACAAGGTAAAAAGATTGGCATTACATTTTCAACCTTTGACATGTTGCATGCCGGCCATGTTGCTATGTTATCAGAGGCAAAGAATCATTGTGATTATCTAATTTGCGGATTGCAAACTGATCCCACAATTGACAGACCCGATACTAAAAATCATCCTATTCAAAGCATAGTAGAACGACAAATTCAACTTAGTGCTTGCCGTTATGTGGATGAAGTTGTTGTATATCAAACTGAACAAGACTTGATTGACCTGTTGCTTATTTTACCACTGGATGTTCGAATTCTGGGCACAGAATATGAGGACCAAAACTTTACTGGACGCAACGAAGGTGCTGGTCGTGGTGTACAGGTAATATTTAACAAGCGTGATCATTCGTTTAGTTCCAGCAGTTTGCGCAAGCGAGTTGCTGAAGCAGAAACAATTAAAAGTATTAAAAAATGAACATACTGTTTAACGGTGACTCCAACATGAATGGTGAGGAGTTGCAAGACCGCAGCCGTAGTATGATTGGTGAACTATCAAGGCACTTAGGCGGCACAGGCACAAACTTGTCTGTAAGTGGTGCCAGCAATGACTTGATCTACAATTCAACACTTGAGTACCTCAAAGATAATCAGCCAGATCTGGTAGTGATTGGCTGGACCGAACATGGTCGTGAGCAGTGGTACTTTGAAGGTGCATTTCACGAAATCAATCAGTTGGATGTGGGACAACGTATCCCTGAAGAGTTTCGCCGTCGCTATCAGTTCTGGAAGAATCACATTCAGAAAGAAGGCGAGTGGCATCGTGTGATGGGCTACTATTGGCACAATAAGATTTACAACTTGCACTTGATTCTCAAAGAGCGTGGCATTCCGCACTTGTTCTTTAATGCGTTTAATGCGTTCCAAGTTGCCAACTCAGCTGAACAACTGGATTGGAACGATTGCTTTTTCCATCCTTACCAGCAAAATCTTTGCTACATCAACTACTGTGTGGAACACGAGTTTGAAGAAATTACACCCGGCTGGCAACACTACAATGAAGATGCGCATGCGGCATGGGCACAGACCTTGGTTGATTACATGAAACAACGTCAAGTCTATGATTCTGTATGTAAACGGTGATAGTCATGCTGCCGCAGCCGAGGCAGTAAATCCTCACAGCTGGGCACAGGATGATGGGTTGTTCTATGGCCTAGGCCGTATGCCACATCCTGACAATGAACGTGCAAGTTTTGGATGCGAGCTTGCTAACTGGCTACGTGCTATCCTATACCTAGATGCACAGTCTGGATGTTCGAACACACGCATCATGCGTACCACAAGAGAATGGATCAAGGCCAACCCAGATGCAGTCAACAATTGCTTTATGGTTATCCAATGGACCACCTGGGAACGAGAAGAGTGGTGGCATGAAGATCACGACTTTCAAGTGAATGCATCGGGGATTGACGATGTTCCAGAAGCACTACAACAACGCTACAAACAATTTGTCATTGATATAGATTGGGAAGAATGCAGGCAACGTGCCCATAAAGAAATTTGGGAATTTCATCAAGAACTGGAAGCACAGGAAATTCGGCACGTTATGTTCAATGGCAACAGTCATTTTGATGGCATCACAGACCAAAAAGCGTGGGGGTCTAGCTACATGCATCCATATGCCGACGATATGACTTACAATTCGGTGCTGAGAAGCAATGGATTCAAAACGGTTAACCCCAATAGTTGGCATTTTGGGCCAGATGCCCATTGCTATTGGGCGGAATATGTGTTACAATACATTAAACGCAACCAACTATTGAGTCCAAATGAAATACCTACTTATTGACACAGCCAACATGTTTTTCCGAGCACGTCACGGTGCCCACAGAGCCAGTGACACTTGGACTAAACTAGGCTTTGCGCTACACGTTACAATGATGGCTGCCAATAAAGTAGCCAAGCGTTTTCAGGCAGATCACGTGGTTTTTGCACTGGAGGGTCGATCGTGGCGCAAAGACTACTACGAGCCCTACAAGAAAAACCGTGCTGTGGCACGTGGTAAAATGACTGAGGACGAAGCAGAAGAGGACAAAATGTTCTGGGAGACCTATGACAATCTGACTAAATACTTGTCAGACCGAACCAATTGCAGTGTGATCCGTTGCGCAACAGCCGAAGCAGATGACATCATTGCACGTTGGATATCATTACACCCCCAAGACGATCACGTAGTAGTTAGTTCAGACACAGACTTTGTTCAATTAGTCGCAACTAACGTCACACAATACAACGGCATTACAGATGAACTGATCACACTGGAGGGCATATTTGATGCCAAGGGTAAGCCTGTTACAGATAAAAAAACTAAACAACCAAAAACCATCCCGGATCCGGCCTGGCTACTATTTGAGAAGTGCATGCGTGGTGACACGTCAGACAACGTATTCTCTGCTTATCCGGGAGTACGTGAAAAAGGGACAAAGAATAAAGTTGGTCTCCGTGAGGCCTTTGCCGACAGAGACAAGCGAGGATATTCTTGGAACAACATGATGCTTCAGCGTTGGTCAGACCACAATGGACTAGAGCACAGAGTATTAGACGATTATGAACGTAATTGTACATTGATCGATCTCAACGCACAACCGGATGCGATTAAAGACACAGTGGATGCTGTGATCCGGGAACAGATCAGTCACAAGGATGTGGGACAAGTGGGCAGTCACTTTCTCAAATTCTGTGGCAAATATGAGTTGACCAAGTGTAGTGATTCAGCAGAGTCATTCGGACGTTGGTTAAACGAAACATACAAAGGAGTATTAAATGATACACGCCAAACCAGTAATTGACAACGAGTATTGGATCTTGAAAAAAGACGACCAAAAAGTTGGTAATATTCAAGCAGTTAACGATGGTTATCAAATAACTATTGAGAACAAAACAGGACTGTACAAAACCATTCCCATGTTGCGCAAACGTGAGAATGTGGAATTTGAGCCAGCCGAAAAAGCAACCAAACCAGCCACAGATGTGGTTCATGGATATCCTACTGGGTGCAGAGCACACAATCCTATCTGGGATGTGAAACATAAATTGCCGCTGTTTACCAAAGATACCAAAAGTAAATCATGGTACGCCGCTGGATGGTACATGATCAAACAACATCGCAACTGGAAGCCGGTACAAAACCCCAAACTAATTGTGCTCGAACGCTACAAGTATCAAGGACCTTACCACTCTAAAGAAGAAGCCAATGACAAATCCGTTTCGTGATCAGGAAAAATTCATGCGAGCCTGCGACCAGTCAGTTGACGAGTTTAATGGCACACAGTTTGAAATGTATTGTGCTCTTATTGAAGAAGAACACAAAGAACTAAAGGTTGCTCTTGCCGACAACGACGATGAAGAAATCGTTGACGCATTACTAGACATCCTTGTGGTTACTATTGGTGCACTACACAGTTTTGGTGCCAACAGCGAAGGCGGCTGGAAGGAAGTTATGAGCACTAACTTTGCCAAGATCGATCGAGAAACTGGCAAGGTTCGCAAGCGTGAAGATGGTAAAGTACTCAAGCCAGTGGGATGGACACCTCCTGATCTAAAACCTTTCTTAAAAAAATGACCACAAAAGTTGATACCACATTCGGTGAAGATCCTGATTACGACAAAGTAATCACAGTCAAGCACGGCACTATTACCATCAATGAGTGGGGAGAAAAATACCTTACTCCTGAAGAAAATGCCGAATGGCTGGAGCAGGATCGCATACACGAGGAAGCAGTACACGCTGCCATTGCCGCCGGTGATTGCTTTCATGACAGAACTGATCAGTACAATGTGCAGATCAAATGGCGCAATCAGGAAGTTCATCTGAAGTGGATGAACACTATCAGCCAAGAGAATCATGCTGTGTATCACAGCTATTGGGATCGGTACCATGCCAAAATGGCCGAACTTGAACAGGAAAACAAATGAGTTTACATATAAATCGGTTTATTGATTTGATCAAGGCACAAGAAAGCCGCGGTGGCAGAGATGTTACATTACCACTCAAAGATGCCAAGGATCTACACGCAGATATCACCAAGTTGTTGCTAACACTTGAGAAACTACGTGAAGATCAGAGCAAAGTTGATGAGGTTGTAAAGGTTGAATTGACCGGAGGTACTTTTTAAAGTACCCAGTTTTAGCATAAATAATGCTAGGAGTTTATCAATGAGCAGACCTAAACCCAGTGTGTTAATAGAGCACACAAACAAACAAACTTACAAGACCGAGCAAGTGCTGGCGTCGGAAGGGGTGTGGGCTGTGTTCTACGACTCGAAACCTATCAACCTAAAGACCAGCAACATGCTGACGCAGTATCCTGGGCCCAAGTACAAAAAGGTTAGTTTTTCAAATCCTGGCCATGCAATCAATTTGGCCCGTAAACTCAACGCACAGTTTAAAACAGACAAGTTCAGTGTGGTGCTGTTGACACAAGGGGCGCAAGTGTTCCCCAATGCTCAATAAGATCTCTCTAACTCAACAGATATTAGATCAACTCAAGTGGGATATCAAGCCCACATTAGATCAAGCAATGCAAGAGTGGTGGAAGAATCCCGACGAACATGCTGGCCTTCGGTTAACTGCCGAAGGCTTTTTTGTGTTTAGTCGGTTGGAAATTGCACACTACGAGTTTGATGTCCCTGCAAGTATGCCAGCAAAGCCTGGACAATTACTAACACTTGATCGTAAACTCACTTGTCCGTACTATATCTTTCTTGGCAAGAAGCCCAAGTTGTTGCTGTTTGGCAGCAAGGAAGCCATGATGTATTCCTTGTACGGTGACCTTGAAAAGTTTCTACGGGGTATATCTAGGCAATAACTTATCAGCTAATTTTCGAGCGTCAGCAACAAAGTCTGCTTGCATTTTATCTATTAATCCCCACAACACATATTCACGATTTCTTTGTAAACGTTGTTTGTAGGGTGCAAGATCTATTTTTCCTTGAATGAGATCTCGATTCAACTCTATAGCCGCATGTATTCTACCTGGACCCGGTATTGTATCGTAGCTGTGATCTACTAGATCATCAAACATGTCAAATCCCATTTGTCGGCAGTGTTCAACAATTCCTTTGTATCCGATTATGATAGGTATCTGTTCGGCCATCAATGCATGGAATGTTTTTTCTGTGACAATTCCTGTGGGTTGATAAAATTGTGTTTCTGTCACAATGTTGACAGCAGTTGACCCATAAACGTAATTCAACATTATAAAATTATCATCGTTTTCGGTGCCAGGGTAACAATCATATGGATATTGATGTTGAGGTAGTGGAATATCCATACCTAAACTCACCCAGCCATTTTCAAAGTCTTTTAAAATGTCCACAGTAATTTGTCGGTGGGCACAGATTCTACCATTAAGGCACTGCCAGGCATATGGTCTGGGTTGGTCAAGTATGTGCTTCCACTCATCAAATCTCTCGCGTAATTGTACACTGGTTTCTACATTGTGATTGCTAAACTTAATAAAATTGAGAGACCCGTTGTGAAATTTTTCTAAGTCGTGAGTCCAATGAGTGATTAGAACTCTGTGTGCGTTTTTGCCATAAAATTTTTCAATCTTGTCTAACTCTACACAGAATCCGTCATCGTCTATGGTAACAAAATCAGGAAAATGTATGACCACTAGAGTTTTTTCTGTAAACTCGCATTCAGGCAATTCCAAAGGCCAACCGTGGTCGTCGCCACCATATGGACGTTTAGCAGCATCATACCCCTCGACAATGTCAAACCCCATTGGACCTAGTGTGTCGTTAAAAATTTGTAGGTAATTTCTCATAGAAGTATTTAACCCGTAAATACACCATGGAATTAACAATTGAACAAGCACTAGGCAACCAATGGGCTATGTTTTATCATCCGCAATGGCCTGTGGAAGATCTACAACCAGTTTGCACATTGCCGCAAAGCGTATGCACAGTTAATCAACAGCTGGTACACAGCAGAAACATCACAACTTGGAATCCAGCATACCAAGATGAGATTGCTAGATTGCTATGGGTCAATTGGATGTATCAGCGATTGGGTGCAGAGCCTATCCGCAAACCCATCCTTGTGCATCAAGAACAAGATCAATTTGTAGTAGATTGCGGTGACACTAGATTAATGGCCTTGAGTCTTTTGCTTGATCCAGGTACAGTAAGTGTGATTGTCGTTGTGCCAATCGCCCAAGTTGGAGAGTATTCTGACTGGCGTCAAATACACACCAATCGAGACCTCATGCGGGCTACGGGATTTGGACGCGGTGCTAATATTGCACTACGAGTCAACGATACTGGCAGGATTGAATGGTTAGAAATTGGTGACCATACCACTGCGCATCATTTGCATGATGTTGATCAACGTGTTGCTATGATGCAACGCTATCTTGACACACAACAAGATACGTTTGAGTTTTCAATTGACTGGGCTAGAAGCCATATTAATTGGGACATCTATGCCAGGTGAGGCAAATAGGCCTGCTTCCATTGCTCAAATTCTGCGTCCCAGTTGTTTTTGTAGAGCTTGAGTAGTTCTCGATTGTATGTGGCTGCTTTCAAACATCGGGCACGTATTTGATCTTGGCTTCCATTCATAAGCACTTTTGATGTATCAGTGATACTTTTCCATACAAAAATGCCTATTCTGTTTTCTACAACTTTGAGTCTATCATAGTGATTGTGATCAATCATGTCGCTCATGCAATCAAATCCAAGACTTTCTAAGTAGGCCACAGCATATCGTCCCATGTATGCGGTCCACGGTACAGGTAATGTGAGCAGTCTAAAGATTTTTTCACTAAGTGCCACCGTGTTATCGCTACTGTAAGTTTCGCATTCAACGTTTAACCAACTACGAGTGTATATTTCATGGTGCGAGTGGTCATAGTTTTTTAATGGCATTTGTGGTGCCAGTAGTTTGTAGCTGGCTTGCCAGGCCGCTTTGTCGTCATCTGACAGTTCGTTGTTCCAGTACTTTTCAAACACTGCAGGCAAGCGGTCAGTACCACCAAATGTATTGCCGTCAAATTGATCTTGGCAGTTAAAGTTTACATACCCTTTGTGTAAATGTATGCGCTTGGCCAATTCTAACATGAGCTTGAGTCGTCGTGTATCAATACGATTAACGCTAAAACAAAACTGTCGATCAGGTTGCCATTCTGGCATGGGCTCATTGTGACTGTAGATTCCGTAGAAACTAGGCGGCAATTGCCAAACTTGATATTGTGTAGGGCACCCGACATAGTTGTCAGTGATCACTGTGGTGTTGCGATCAAACATGTAAGGAACGTCTATATGGTAATCGCTGGCGCAATCACGTATGTCGTCGACTAGACACAACACAACTTTTTTATCTTCACGATGCCAATTGCGTCGTTGCTGATCATCTCTTTGCCACCCAAGATTAGTTAGTGTGGTTTCAAAATAATCTAGTGTAGCATGCTCTTGTGACAGGCACCCACTGTTCCAAATTCCTTTGCGATGAATGGGCTCTTGTGTAAAGGGATCAAAGTTCATGGAAATACTTATAAACACAAAACAGTTGACCAAATAATCCCAATCTGTTAAACTGTTTATACAGTAATTAATAAGAGAAAGGAAAGCAATATGTCTAAACTCTATACTTTTATCGTTAATCCCAAAGTTAAAGAGATCTTGGAACTTGCCGATAAACTCCGTGAATGCTTAGAATATCCCAACTCTGAAAATAGCGGAGATGAACGTAGATATTCAGAGCATTTTGAAGCTGAAATTATCAAGGTTATCAAGAGAAAATAGTCTATAATTGACTATAATCCACTATAATATTATCGATAATCCCCGATAATATTATTGGATTATCCAGGTAATACTTGAGTATTACCTTGTTTTTGTGGTTTTTTTGCCACACTATTTCGGTTGACCAGAAATGCTCGATTTGCTATAATACACTATGAACTTAAAAAAGCAACCCCGCAAAAAACGTGTCGATCGTACACACATTGTTTACTTCATCCAAATTGGATTGGAGTACTATGTGGGCATCACTGCCAAGACTCAGCGTACAATCAACATGAGTTTGCGTAGCCGAATCAACAAGCACATTTATCGTAGCCGCACAGAAGACAAGAGTTGGAACCTGTACGAAGCAATTCGTGCCGCAGGTGAAGAGGCTGTTAACTATGCCATCATTGACATTGTGCGTGGCAAGCAAGCCGCACACGATATTGAGCGTGAACTGATCCGTCAGTACATGCCTGCATTGAACACTGACGTGCGTGTTAAGCAAATTGGTTGACCAATAATTGCCCATTTGCTATAATATGAACATAGTAAGAAATAAGGAGCCACAAATGACTACAGAATTTACAAGTTGGGAAGACATGACAGAACTAGAGCAAGCCCAATGCACATTTTGGGACATGTACAAGGATGCCTACGGTGTTCGTCCCCGTGGTGTTGATACTTCTGCCTGGACTCTTGATGACTTTACATCTGAGTTTGTGATCCTTGGTCAAGCCATTGACCGCGAAGAGACAGCTCGCAAAGCGGCCGAAACCAAGGCTGTTGAGATGTTTGAACGCCGTGTTGCTGAATTGCTCAGCACAGGTGCCAAGGACCAGGCCATGGCTATGCGTTGGATCCACGAAGCCGAAGAGACCAATGGTGACAATGATTACCTTGCTTGGACACTGGGCTTGCCCTATCAATATTTCCGCAAAGCGGCTTAAGGAGATGACAATGATTAAAGAACACGCACAATCCAGTTATTACGATGAACGCCACGGTGGTCCTTACGATCGCGGCGTCTGTGACAGCTATTACGGTCGTGATTACTGGCCACATTACTTTGTGAGAGACACTCACAAGAGTCCTCGTATTGACATAGATCAAATGACTGACGCAGAGGTTGCGGCCTACGCCGCTGGCTATCGTAACAACGAAGCTACCGGCGACAAAAAGGAGTGGTAAAAATGACAATGCCAGCAGGACGATATTACATTGGTGACTTGTGCTATGTCATGCACCCGGAATGGGACGAGGCATGTGCCATGTTCTTTCCACCTCAGCATGAAGGCCGTGGCGTAGAAGGCGAGTTTGTCTTGAAGGATGGTCGACGGTTTGCCAGCTTTGGCACAGCCTGGGGTGACGGCACATACAACAGCAACATTGGTACCGAACACATGGTGGACTCGGGCTCTATTGGTTGTGTACAAGTTGAAGACATTCGCGACAACACTTACGATGACATTGAGAGTCTGGGTGCTATTGTAGAATTTGCACAACCATTTGAAGTCAGAAAAGTAAGCCTGGGCCTGCTGAAGTTTGGGCATGTGGAAATTGAAACGGATGCTGACTATGACAAAGAATATTACTAAGTTGATTGACAACGGCAAAGTGGCTGTGCTATACTCACCAGGATTTGGCGCAGGTTGGAGCACTTGGAACAAGGGAGTACCAGAACTTGTATTTGATCCAGCGATCGTAAAGTTTGTGGAAACTGAGCAATGGGCAGAGATGGAAACCTATGTCATTCTCAAGTATCCAGACATCTATAAAGGTGGTATGAAAGACTTAGCGGTGGCATGGTTGCCTGAGGGAACTGAGTTTCGTATCGGCGAATACGACGGTGCAGAAAACATCGAGATAAAAGAAAAAACTGATTGGATAACAGCATGAAACGAGCAGACTTTAGTCAACTAGGATGGTCCTCTTACAGATATGAGGCTCTTGCACCCGAGATCACAGACTTCACAGAAGCGCGAGCTGTGATTGCCTACATCAAGTCCTTACTATGAGAGTGATTGTAAACTCTGCTGAGACCGTGGTACTACCTTGGGAAGAGGGCCTGTTGGAATGGCTACAGGAACACTACCCATACAGCCGGTATCAGGTGGTAGAGATACGCCAAATGGGTTGACTATAAATAGTTTTCCTTGTACAATAAAACAATGCGCCTATAGCTCAGTTGGTCAGAGCAGAGGACTCATAATCCTTTGGTCCAAGGTTCAAGTCCTTGTGGGCGCACCAAACTCTCTGGCCATAGTATAATGGATAATACAGTAGCCTTCTAAGCTATCAATCTAGGTTCGATTCCTAGTGGCCGGACCATGCCTTGTTAAATAACAAGTACTAGGAGAACACAATGGCTTCATATATCACAGCAGTAAAAGCGGCACTAGAGAAAAAGCATGCCGCACAACATCCTGATGCAAAACCTGCCAAGGGTTCCAAGTCAGTTAAAAAAACAACAGCACCACAGCCAGTGGGCAAACCTGTTAAAAAGGTTACTGGTCGGGGAGGATAATACCGCGAGTGTGGTGGAATCGGTATACACACAAGACTTAAAATCTTGCGCCGCAAGGATTGAGGGTTCAAGTCCCTCCACTCGTACCATTTTGGAGTAACAATGATCAGTTGTAGTCCTAGTCGTAATACTTTCCAAAAAGAAAACTACATCAAACGATGTGCAGAAAGCGGCAAAAAACCCAACGAAGCCTACATCAAAATGTTTGAACAAGCAAATATTAACAAGATGGCCCAAGAACAAGATACCGAATGGCAACAAAACAACATGGAGTATGATCTTCGTACTTCTGATTTCATGTTGGCCAAAGTTCGTTCTAGCAAGTCCTATTCACAAAATCTCTATGCGGCCATGTGCAATCGTACCTTTCAAAAAAACGAAGTCTGGGCCACTCTTAAGAATCAAACCTGGAGTTGTAGCTGGCGGTATGCTGGCGGTATCATTGCAGACATGCGAGTACAAGGTGATTATATGGATTGGTACTGTTCAGGCATTGGCGGTGTAATTGGCGGAGGCAGTGAGTCTAGTCCGGAAATAGAGGCAGCTATACTAGCTAAAAAAAATTATGTGCCCGAAAGTGTAGTCACTGATGAGATTCGCGAGGACCTGTTTCGTCTAGGATGGATTGTGAAGGATGATGATATTGATGTTGACTAATAAATATTGATATGAAAATCACTATCTCAATGCAAAATCAACTATGGCAGGAACGTATTATTCCTGGTCCTGGCTACAATGTCACCGAAATTTTGGATGACATTGAGAGTGCCAGAGAAGACGGCACCATACCCTGGGTCAACTGGGATCAGCCGTTAAGGCTGGATATTCAGATAGTGGAGCAAGTTTAAGACTGTATGAAGTAGAGAGAAAAGGATTCAAGACGCGGGGGCAGTGCCCGCCAGGTCCACCATAAGGATTTTATGAAGTTAGAATGGTATCACATTGTGTTATGTTTAGCAGTTCCAATAAATTATTTTTATTGGTTAGTGATACATAGATTCCTTATGAGGGGCCTGACACAGGATCGATTGGGTCAAGAGTAACGAAATGGACAGTCCGGCAATGTAGAAGCCGTTAGGGTTGGGAGTTTCCCGGCCGAAGACACGCAAAACGTAAATGCAAACGACGAACAGTTCGCTTTGGCAGCCTAAACGCAGCCTAGGGTAGGAAATACCTCGTAACAGAAACCACCAAAAAGGGCATTTTTGTGCCCTTTTTTATTGACTTATTAGTACAAACGCTATATACTAGTTGATATTCATTTTACAAGGAAAAATAATGACAACAACAATTACAATCAAAGACAAACCGGTAAACGCTACCTATCAGAACATCACTGGATTAACAGGCGGTGCAGGTGTTGATGCCGCATTTGATGTTACAAAAACAAACGGAGTTTATTCTGTTGTACTTGACAGTTTAGCCGCTAGCGCAGGTACTGGTTATCTAGCTGGTGACACTATCACTCTTGCTGGTACAGCATTAGGTGGCACTGTAGCCAACAATCTAATTGTTACCGTAGCCACAGTTGGTACCGCTGGTAAAGTTGCTACATTTGGTGTAGTGGGTACCGGTCGTACAGGCGATGGCACAGTTGACGTAGTAGTTGACGTTACTGGTACAACCGGTATTGACACTTACACCATGGGCGGTGCCAGCACAGAGTTCACTACAACTAAAACTGCTGACAATGTAAAGTTAGCCAGCACATTGGTTAGCAACATGGAATTTAACCTTGCTGATCACGAGCGTGTGGTGTTCACAGACAAAGCCATTGCCTATGATGCCGCAGGTCGTGCAGGTGATGTCTATGCATTGTTGGCAGCCGCACTAGGTACAGCAGATGTTACCAACGCATACAAAGGTATTGGTATCCATCTTGCTGATGCAGGTTGGACAAACAAAGAACTAGCCACAGCATTGTTGGCCACTGACACATACAAAACAGACGCAGGCGGTGTCAGCAATGAAACATTCATCAAGCATGTTTACAAAAACGTATTTGGTACTGATGCTACATTGACTCAAGTTACCGACTACACAGCTTGGATGACCAGTAACAATTTAAGCCAAGCAGATGTGTTAGTAGCCGCAAGTGAGTTGGCAGCTTTTGAAACCACAATTGGATTAGTAGGGTTAGCAACAACAGGAATTGAGTACACTCCGTTTGTTGCATAAAATGTAAACAAAAGTATTACATTTATAAAAACCCGCACTAAGCGGGTTTTTTATTGGAGGTTGACGTAATATTCGCAATTTGCTACAATAGAAACAAGTTAAGAAACAAAGTGTTCTTAGCAGAATCCTTCCAAAGTGAAGGGACTTGCAAAAACAAGTTGACTAGATATAGCCATTGTGTTATACTAGAGACTAGTTAGAAATTAACTAGATGTTCTTTAAAAAGTTAAGTTTGTATGGTACTCGGATACAATCCGGGCACTATATGTAAACACATCGGGTTACCAACCCAGTAGGTAACTTGGCAAGAGAATAATCTGTGGCCGCACAGACTCTTCCAAGTTACATGAAAGATGGAAACGAAGCCGCAAGGTGGATACTGTATAATCGCGCTGGAACAGGTTGGCAAGTAATGTGTTTGATAGACAACTCCGTGGACGGCACGGTAGGGCAGGTTCAAAACTGTTATTTCTATCAAACATCCCTATGTGTTTTCATATAGTGAATTTTGGTCTCAAAGTGTTCATGGACGCACGTAGCACTGTCACTGCTAAAGAAGGGGATCGTTACCCCTTGAGACCGCCAAGTTTTTGAAGCCATATCGCCTGGATACTTCCCTCGCAAGAGGCACTAGGTCCTGCAACCTTGACTTCATCTTTTTTGCTCGATTCGTCTATCGGTTAGGACATCTGGTTTTCATCCAGGCAAGAGCGGTTCGACTCCGCTATCGAGTACCACACATGGAGATGCCGCCGCAATGGTGTGGCAGGGGACTGTAACTCCTCCGACTTCGGTCACGATAGGTTCGATCCCTATCATCTCCACCAGAACGTTCCGGGTGTCTCCGGATACTGTGACCCACAGGATGAGAAGTAGTGTGACAACTACGGGTGGTAGTCTTTAAACCGAAAGGCCGCTAGCAATGCGAGAACGGTCCCTGTCGGGAAGCGGGTGGAAGGTACGTGTGATGGGTACGATAGCGTCGTATCTTGATGTACTACAATTACCGCCGGGGGATGCAGAGCATTTTGTTTTTATAGTCAAGCATCGATACAGGTATCGTGACGGGACGCTGTCACTATTCGGGCCTAACTGTGCGAGGAACAGGTCCTAATACAACTGCCATTCGCTTGTCAGAGCTAGCTACTTTGTTGACAAATCGGCATCTCTCGGTGCTTGACTATAAAAATATGCACAGGTGGCAGAGCGGTCAAATGCAACGGATTGCAAATCCGTAAAGTCGTGAGTTCAAATCTCACCCTGTGTTCCAAATTTTATATTGATAACAATGTGTCAGAAACTCTTAGACTGAGAATCCCAACTGCTGGGGATCTACGTATCCAAGGACCGCTGGTCGGGCAATGCCGCGGAGGACTGCTAGTCACAGTCATACATGTCGCTTGGAAGGAAGTGAGCTACCCGCAAGGATGTTCAGTACCTTTAAACACAAAGCAGTATTGTTATCAATATAAATATTACCGCGGGAAAGTGTAGTGGTCGCACGTGAGTCTCATAAGCTCACAGATGGAAGGTTCGATTCCTCCTCCCGCAACCAATTATATGACTCAATCCAAAACATTTTGTATCGCACCGTTTGTAGGGTTGCAGGTCAATGCTAACGGCACATTGCTGCCGTGTTGCGAATTTGATCATCAAGCCAGTGGATTTGGAGAAATACCCACGTTTCGCGACTACGATCGTTGGCAATCTGTTGACATGAGTCGTCTAAGGCAAGATCTTATAAATGGCATAAAGTCGCCTGGCTGTCATAAATGTTGGGCTAGAGAAGACATTGACTCTCATAAAGAAGTCAAAGTTGTCGATAGTCAACGAATGAATCTCAACAACATATTTCAAGATTATATTAACTCAAATTTTGATACAACTCGAATTGAATCACCACGGTCAGTGACTGTGATGTTTGGTAACTTTTGTAATTTACGATGCATTCAATGTAGTGCCTCGTGCTCAAGTAGCCATCAAACTGAACAACTGATACACAAGCCAAGATTTAAAAATCTGCGGGTTTATACAGTTGACGAGAATGCAGAGAAAAAGTGGTGGAAAACCAACGACTTTGCCAACTTCTTGAACAAGATCAATCAACGTATTGATCATGTGTTCTTGCATGGTGGCGAGCCGTTGATAACGCCAGAAGCAATTGTTTTCTTAAAAAGCATACCAAATCCAGAAAATGTAATAATGACCTTGACAACCAATGCTACATCATTGACTGATGAGGTATATGATTTGTTAGCAAGGTTTAAAGAGCTCAGCGTCACTGTTAGCCTTGAAGGTATAGGTGCACATAATGATTATCTGCGCTATGGTAGCGATTGGACTACAGTTAGGGACAATATTTTTAAACTACAACAGTTAAAAAACTTGTCGTTTGGCATGGTTGGAGTAAATCATGTGTTACAACATACTAGCCGTCTGGCATTGTTGCCATTGCTGGAATTCTGTGATACACATAACATCATGTTGCGGGTGGGCAATCTTAGAGATGCCGACCATCTAAATGTTAATGGCATGACCGTGGAACAACATCAACAGTTTTTAAACGATCTCTTACAAGCAAGAGAGAAGTACAAAAAGAACTTTATGATATCCAAAGCTGTGGTATACTCATTGAATTTTTTAAGCACATATCAATATGATGCCGAGGCCAATGAAAAATTTTACAAATACATCAACTTGATTGACTCCATTCGTGGTGCCAACTATGTTGAGGTATTCGGCGAACTTGATAAATAAAAGTTCAAAAACAGGTTGACAGTCAACCATAAATACGTTACAATAGGTACATGATGAAAACAAAATTCTATTCACTTGCTAAACCATCCATGTTTATCCAGCCTTCAGCCTGGACGCATGCGAACGGTCGCGTGATTAGCATTCCAGGAGACCCGGGGTCCGTGTAAAGTACAATAGTATTCTACCCAAAGGACCCTGGAACTAAACACTCCAGGGTTTTTCTTTTAGTGCAATGGCAACGAGAGCCTGCATCACTCTAAACTGCAAATGGGCGGCCTGTAGGATGAAGCTTCTTTTGTGAAGTGAAAAATTACAGCGTATTAAAGCATTCTTTAAGAACAGGCAGCCTAAGTATTTTAGAGTGCTTTAATACACACATTCGCAAGAGTGTGTCGGGTATCTCTGGTGTAATGGCAGCACCGCGGTCTCCAAAACCGTCAGTCAAGGTTCGAGTCCTTGGAGGTACGCCACACATGGGCTGTTGGTATAGATGGGAACACAGTAGCTTTGCAAGCTTCAGTCCCCGGTTCGATCCCGGGACGGTCCACCAAATTAAATTTGACACAAAAGTGTGTCTGCTATATAATAGCATAAAGGAACGTGGGCCGGATGGTAAGGCACGGGATTGCTAATCCCGCGGTGGTGACGAGCCGCTGATAGGGTTCGACTCCCTAACGTTCCGCCAAAAATTATTCCTCAGTAGCTCAGTTGGTAGAGTAGCAGACTGTTAATCTGTTGGTCGCTGGATCGTGCCCAGCCTGAGGAGCCCTTGGAGACTTAGATTCTAAGTCTCGAACTTTGATAAATAATTGTATGATATATTATACAATTTACAAAGTTACAAATAAGGTTAATGGCAAGATCTACATAGGATCACATAAGACCAAAAATCTTGATGACAATTACATGGGTTCGGGCAAATATTTAATACATGCACAAAAAAAGTATGGCTTAGAAAACTTTACCAGGGAAATTTTGTATATATTTGATAATCCTGACCTCATGTATGCCAAAGAAGCCGAAATAGTAAACGAAGATTTTCTCAGTGAAAATAACACCTATAATTTAAAAATAGGTGGGTTTGGCGGATTTGATTATATTAATAATACCGGTAAAAATCTGTATGGGATGAATGGTAAAACACCTAATGTAACCGCGGATCTTGCAAGAGGAAGAGCAACTCAGAAAACTCTTAAAGATGAGGATACTGGCTATGCTACTCGAATATATAAAAAAATATCAAATTCGTTAAAAGGTCGGCCTGGTAGATTTGCCGGCAAGTGTCATACGGAAGAAACAAAAAGAATAATAGGAGAAAAATCTTCTATACATCAAAAAGGTATTAAAAATTCACAATTTGGAACTTGTTGGGTAACACATTATGAATTTGGTAATAAAAAAATTCATAAAAATAATCTAGATAAGTTTTTGTCCTTAGGGTACACCAAAGGTAGGAAATTAAAATAAAACTATGCCGACTTAGCACAGTGGTAGTGCAATCGCCTTGTAAGCGATAGGTCATCAGTTCGAATCCGATAGTCGGCACCAACAACATCGCTATAGTATAATGGATAATACACCGGGCTACGAACCTGGAAATTGTGGTTCGATTCCATATGGCGGTACCAATTTAGCCCGTTAGCTCAATGGAAGAGCACTCGACTGATAATCGAGCGACAGAGGATCGTAACCTCTACAGGCTACCAGATTTTTAAAGGAGAGTCCCGATGGACAGTGATAAGATACCCAAACCTATGGGGGTGAAACTTTAAGGTGAAGTAACTGGCTTTTAACCAGTAAAATTCGGATCGTTCCCGAACACCCCTACCATATAAAAGCATTCTTGGCGTAAGTCAAAGCGGAAGAAGAAACCTAGTATCTGCAGATGCAAAAGTTTCAGCAACCAGATTGCCTTCTAGGCCTGCTGTTGAGAGTGCTCCTATATGGTGCGTGTCGTCAAGTGGTTAAGACCTCGGATTGTGATTCCGATATGCGTGGGTTCGACCCCCATCATGCACCCCAGGATGAGTAGCATAATGGTAGTGCGCCTCCTTCATACGGAGTCAAGTGGTAGTTCGACTCTACTCTCATCCACCATGTAGTTTTATTGGAGATTCGCCAAGTTGGTTAAGGCATCGGATTTTGATTCCGACACGCATAGGTTCGAATCCTATATCTCCTGCCACAAATAAGTAGTGTTATGTTAGAATTTACCAAACCATTAAAATTGTATGTGTTCAAGGATCGCGAGTCTGTGGACTTGAGCATACGTGTGAGTGATGCACATGCACACACATGGAGTTTGCCACAGGCAGTGTTTGCTGACATTGTGGCCAACTGGCGCAACCAGCGAGGACACTCGTTCCAACACAACAACAATGCATGGTTCATACAGTACAAAAAACAAACGCCAGGTCCTGAGTGGGCACCAGCTAGTTATGTTAGAATATCCATTGGGGGCAATCCCATGTTCAACTACAGAGTTGACTATGAAGACATGGTTGCTCTAGAGCGTGATTATTTTTATCAGTGTCACAATCAAATGTATTGGGATTAGTCCCAAGCAGGATTGAATGTG